CGAAGAGGAGACAGAGACCATGAGACTCAGCTTCGAAGAGGATCCAATGGGGTTCATACTCAACAAGTACCCTGGACTCAATAGTGTTCTCGAGTACATGATGACTAAGGACTTCAGACAGTACCTTGGCGCCATATTCATCGTAGCTCCGAAACCCACTACTTTTAAAATAGTTCTTCACAACGGTCAACACTTCTTCCTTCAGTTCATGGGAAAAGCTTACCAAGCCACAGTGCTCGGTAAGAATTACTATCTCATGACAGTGGGAGAGAAGGAGCGTTGCATGATAGCGATCGCAAGATTGCTAAGATACGGTGTTCCGCTCAAGACAAAAGGACCCGAAGAAGGTGAAGCAGGCGGAGAATTAGGAGGAGAATTGGGTGGCGAAACCGGTGGAGAAGAAACCGGTGGAGAGGAAGCGGGTGGAGAAGAGGGAGAAGAAGCTTTAGCAGAGCAAAAAATGGTGAAAGAAGAGTCTTTGCCCATTAACGAAGCTGATACAACAAAGGCAACGCTGTTTGAATCTGCGTTGGTTTATGCTTGGTATAAGATAAACAATTATCAAGACGAAGAGATTCCCTCTGAAAACTTAGAACCCGAAAATTTACAGAAGGTAAAGAAGGAAAAACAAATGCTAAATGCCGCTATAAAAGCAGTAAAAAATCTAGGATTGAGTGGAGGAAAATACGCTATGCACACCGGTAGATTAGGCGCTATGTCCAAACTAACTCCATTTTGGCAAAAATATGAAGCTACAGATACTACACCAAAAACTGATGTGATATTGGGTGGAAAAAGGATATCAGTTAAAGTAGGTCCCTCGCAATTGATGTCAGGTGGCAAAGAAGAGTCTATGGCTACTTTTTATGCAACTCTAAAAAGAGCGCCTTGGTTGGCAAAATCACCGGAAGTAAAACGCGTGAAAGCTCTATTTTCAGGTTTTGTTAAAGGATACACGGATAAAGGTACAGTAAAAGCTAATTTGCAATCTAAAAAGAACCAGATTCTAAATGATGCAGATAAAGTGCACAAACAAATGATGGATGCTCTAGAGCAACTTTTCTCTAAAAGCGATGTATTCGCTAGAGAGTTTGCTAAAGAGGCCATGTCAGGCGCTCATAAGTTTCAAACAAAAGATGCAATAGCAGATTACGTACTATCAGCAGATTCTGGCACCTATGATAATGCTGCTATTCACTCTATAGAAGACAACGCTTACGCTCTAAAAGTAGCAAAACAAGTTAATATCACTGTACGCTTTAAATCTACCCAAAGAAAATTAGGAGGAGAAAAAACGGGAAGCTATAGATTTTGGAGCGTAGTAGCCCTAATCTTTAATCCCAGCTCAGTCAATGAGGGTGTTTTTGATAACATTAAAGATTATTTCAAATCAAAAATCATGTCAGCGATTGAATACTTCCAATCTGGACTTGATAAACTATTAAATTTCGTTGTTGATAAGGAAGATGTAGATGTTGAGGTCTCGAATAAAAATGAAGTAGATTTCAGTTGAAAGATAAATTTTTACTATCGAACCCCACGGGTTATATTAGTATAAAAAAGTTATGAGCAGAAGAACATCAAGTCACAGAACAATCAGAACACCGGAAGGCATCGTATTCCACCTATTCGAACACAAGCCCGGTCGATGGACCCCGCATTCGAGCAACGGTCCAGCTGTCCTTTATCCCAAAGGCATCAATAAACCCGACGAGTATTACATCTACGGGATCAAGCAAAACTACGACAAGTGGTTCGAATTGACTCGTATACCGAAAAGATCACAGAGCGAATCGGGGGATTTTACAGAGTGATCCATATTTATAGGTAAAGCTTATAAATAGATCGCTCACCCGATGTCGGAACAACAGCTGGACATAAAGCAAAGGATTAAGCAAGAATTCGTTCGATGTGCAACGGATCCTGTGTACTTCATGAAAAAGTACTACATGATCCAGCACCCCGTTAAGGGTCGAATGCTTTTTGATCTGTATCCTTTCCAGGAGAAGGTCATGAAGCTTTTCCAAAAGCACGACTACTCCATCATAAACAAATCTCGCCAGCTGGGTATATCCACCCTTGTGTCCGCGTATTCCCTCTGGCTCATGCTATTTAACAGGGATAAGAACATCCTTGTGATAGCGACCAAGCAAGAGACCGCCAAGAACATGGTAACAAAGGTGCGATTCGCGTATCAGCACCTTCCTACTTGGTTGAAGATCGGAGCATCTGAAGACAACAGACTAAGCCTCAAACTGGCGAACGGATCCCAAGTAAAAGCGGTCTCTGCAGCGGGTGACTCAGGTCGTTCAGAAGCCGTGTCGCTATTGGTAATAGACGAAGCTGCCTTCATCGATAACATCGAAACCATATTCACAGCTGCTCAGCAAACACTTGCCACTGGTGGTGGTTGCATAGCGCTGTCGACTCCTAACGGCGTTGGTAACTGGTTTCACAAGACTTACGTAGATTCTCAAGAACAGAAGAATAAGTTCTTACCGATATCTCTGCCTTGGACCGTACACCCCGAAAGACATCAAGCTTGGAGAGACGAACAGGATCTTATCCTAGGAAAGAGAAATGCAGCGCAAGAGTGCGACTGTAACTTCTCCACTTCAGGTAACACTGTAATAGATCCCGAGATCCTGACGTGGTACGAGCAGACTATGATCTGTGATCCTCTTGAGAGACGCGGAATGGACAAAGCCCTGTGGATTTGGGAATATCCCGATCCTACCAAACACTATGTAGTAACCGCTGACGTTGCGAGAGGAGACGGAAATGACTTCTCAGCTTTTCATGTCATAGACATAGAAACCATAACACAAGTCGCAGAGTTCAAAGCCCAAGTCGATACTAGAGAATACGCAGGCATATTGATGGCTGTGGCATCTGAATACAACCAAGCTTTGCTCGTAGTCGAACACAATAACATCGGATGGGACGTAGTGCAGACTCTCGTAGAGAGAGGATACAGCAATGTACACTACAGCTATAAGAACGAATCTTCCATAGACTTTGCTAAGTACGTGGATCGTATGAACACTGGTGTTGGACTTGTGCCTGGTTTTTCCATGAACGAGAAGACAAAACCTTTAGCGGTTGAAAAGATGAGAAACTTCTTAGAGAATAAGTTGGCGAACGTCAAATCTTTAAGACTGCTTGAGGAGCTGAGGGTCTTCATCTGGAAGAACGGAAAGTCTCAAGCTATGCAATCCTACAACGATGACTTAGTAATGTCCTTCGCTATCGCAATGTACATGAGAGAGACATCATTGAAATTCAAATCAACCGCAGACAACTTGACGTACGCAGCACTGAACTCATTCACAAAGACTCAAAACATTTCACAGGCATACAACGCAAACAGTTATGCTAATCAAAATCCTTGGTCGATGAACGTACCAAATCCATCAGGAAACGAACAACAAGACTTAACCTGGCTTTTAGGCTAAACATATGGCAGAACAACAGAAAAAACAAGAGAACTTATTTTCTACGTTGAGAAGACTCTTTTCTACAGACGTAATCATACGTAATGAGGGAGGAGATCAACTTAAAGTCATAGACACCGATGGAATGCAAAAGAACGGTGTTATACAGACAAATGCTCTAGTCGACCGATTCAACAAAGTATACACCACTTCGACAGCGTACGGCGTAAACTTAAACCTCGCTCAGAACTACCAATCGGCTCGCGTACAAATATACGCTGACTACGATGCGATGGACACTGACGCGATCTGCTGTTCAGCTCTTGACATCGTAGCTGACGAGTGTACGCTTAAAAACGAGCAAGGAGAAGTTCTACAAATAAGATCTTCCGACGAAAACATACAGAAGATACTGTATAATCTTTTTTATTCTGTACTGAACATAGAATTCAACCTGTGGTCTTGGGTTCGTAACATGTGTAAGTACGGTGACTTCTATTTAAAGATAGAGATTTCTGATAAGTACGGAGTTTACAACGTCATACCCTTCTCAGCGTATAACGTAATTCGCGAAGAGGGATACAACAGAGAGAACCCACAAGAAGTTAGATTCAAGTATGATCCCAACGCAACGATGGTCTCTTCAACAGGATACAGCTCGATGCAGAACAAGGACACAGGAGTCTACTTCGACAACTTTGAGATGGCGCACTTCCGTTTGACAGGTGACGTGAACTATCTGCCTTACGGCCGTTCCTATTTGGAACCTGCTCGTAAGTTATTCAAGCAGTACGTTCTTATCGAAGATGCGATGTTGATTCACCGCATCGTTCGTGCACCGGAGCGTCGTATATTCTATGTGAACGTCGGAGCGATACCTCCCGGTGAAGTTGATAACTACATGCAGCGCATGATTCAAAAGATGAAGAAGACTCCTCTGATGGATCCCAACACAGGTAATTATAACTTGAAATACAACCAGCAGAACCTCCTCGAGGACTTCTTCATTCCAGTACGCGGTAACGATACATCGACCAAGATTGATACAGCAAAAGGTCTCGACTACAACGGTATCGAAGACGTTCAATACTTCCGTGAAAAGCTTTTTGCGGCTTTGAAGATACCTAAGGCTTTCATGGGATACGAGAAAGACTTGACAGGTAAAGCAACGCTTGCGGCCGAAGACATCAGATTCGCTAGAACTATCGAAAGACTGCAGCGCATCATAGTATCGGAGTTGACTAAGGTCGCTCTTGTACACCTATACGCTCACGGATACACAAACGAATCAGCTGCAAACTTTACCCTATCGCTGACCAATCCTTCCATCATATACGACCAAGAGAGGATTGCTCTATTCAAAGAGAAGATTGATCTGGCTAAAAATGCTATGGAGGGCAACTTACTTCCTCTGGAGTTCATCTACGACAAAATCTTCCACTTCTCAGAAGACCAATACGCTGAGCTTGAGGACATGATCATAGAGGACAAGAAGAAAGCCTTTAGGTACAAGCAGATATCCGAAGAAGGCAACGATCCTGCAGAAACCGGTCAAGCCTACGGTACTCCTCACCAGATAGCTTCTCTATATGGAGGCAAAGAGGATGTATTGAACGTACCCGACAGATACAACGAAAAAGAAATGGGTAGACCCAAGAAGTTTGCTTCTACCGCTGGAACTGATAATTCTTTCTTCGGTAGGGATCCAATAGGTAAAAATGCGTACAATAAAAACGCAGAACGAGGAGAGGATTCTAAAAATGTAGGAATAGATGACACCTCGCCTTTAGCTTTAGAAAGCACTATGGGAGAGTTCCTGAAGAACAGAAGTTCCTTACAGAAGATGTTTGATAAGTATAACACTAGAAAAGTCAAGCTCTTTGAAGAGCCTGATCTTATGAGAGAAGATAACATTAAAGAAGACCTGGATTAACAGTCGTATATTTATTATACGTGGATTTAGATCCCATACTATGGCCATAAAACACAGCAAATACCGCAACACTGGAATCATTTTTGAACTCCTTGTGAGGCAAACTACTTCTGACCTCATAAAGAACCAGGACT